GAGATATAGCTGCATTCACAGTATTATCTGCTATTTCATCAGAGTCGTCTATTTTTAATTTATTTGTAAAAGGCTCATAAGTATAAACATTACTTGCTTTTTTAACTAAGCCAATTACACTATCTCTAAGTCCATCAAGTTTAAATCCTTGTTTATGTACTGAGACTCCACTATATGTATGTGGTATTCCTCTATCAACTGTAAGAGCTGTGTTACTTTCAATATGCATAACGATTGCCATAAATCTATTAGCACCTGCTGATTGAAATGCTATAACATCTCCCACTGAAAAATCTGAAGTAAAAGTTGTACTACTTCCTGTTACATCTGGTAAGTCTGCTGTCGTACTAACTGTACCCGAAGCTGTTACTAAGTCATTATTACTTTCTCCTAATCTTGCTAAGAAATCGTAATTAAATTTAGTAGAAGTATTTGGTTCTGTTGCTGAAGTATCAGAAACAACTTTAAGTGCTTTCATACAATCTGAAGCATCGTCATAGTCCATGAGTAAAAGTCCTTCTTCCCCATTTGATAAATTACTAAAAGCTGATTCTTGTACAGTTGTTGTTCCACCACTGGATATTATCTTTGCAGCTACTCCACTTGGTGGTGAGAATACATAGTTATTATTTGAAAGAGTGATTAGTCCTGAACTACTGTTTATATCTACTGTTGCTGTTAAACTTCCGCCTTTTTGAATACCACCATTTAATCCGCCTCCAACAACTCCTGCTCCAAAAGGATTAACCATACTTGCTGGAAAATCAAATTCAAATTGAATATATCCTGAAGTGTACCCATTCGTATTTACTGTTTGTACTCTTACTATATATCCATTTCCAGGAACAACATTTCTAAGTGTATAACTTCCTGTAGTAATATTATTATATGCGAAAGTTGTAAAATCTTTCTCATTAAAATCTTCATTTTGTATTTGTATGTTATGTTGAATATTAAAGCCTGCAAGATGTTCATATACATCGTCTAAAGTGTTTCCTTCATCATCTGTTCTGGTAGATTTTGGTAAAGTCCAGTTTAGTATTACATCATATGCATTGATTCCAAATTCATCTTGTTCTACATCTCCACCACCGCTAGGCACTACTGAAGCAGTTAATCCAGAAGGAGCAGGAACATCTTCCTCTCTTTTTGGTCTTCTTCCTATTTCTGGGAAGGTAGGTTCTACCCAGCCTCTATCTACTTCGTCATATTTGCCTACATGATATTCTGTAGCAGATATAGAATATACTTGGTTTTCATCAGGACTTACAGAATTAACTATATATTGTTTTAAACTTCCTGTTACATCCTGGCCTGTCGCTGCTGTAGTACCACTTATAGTATAAACCACTTCTCCGTCAGGGGCAGAACTAAAAGCACTCGAAACAGTTACTGAACTAGCATTGAAACTAGATACTGTTTTTGTCTCTATTCTTACATCTTCTGACCATACTGTCTGTACTACTGCACCACTGTCATCTTTTAGGTTACTTGCTTTTGCATGACTATCAATCGCTGCTCCATCTTCATCAAGTAATATTAAGTCACCTTGAACATAATTTGTGCTATTAATAGTAGCCAAAGGTTGAGATAAGTAAGCACCTCCGCTAGGATAAATTAAGTTTAATTTAAATGAATCTGTGCCATTTAGATAAGAAGTCAAATCTCTATCTGTTCTTATTATAGTTGTTGTTGAAGAAGCTGAAGTAGTTACACGACCACTTGCCACAACATCTGTTATGTCGGGGTCTTGTACATCTATAACATCACCTGGTCTTAATATTGCTGCATTTATTCCTGTAGCAAAACTTACTACCTCTTGTTCCCTTTTTTCTGTAACTAAATGATACCTGCCAAGTCTTTGCGCTTGACCTCTTGAAGTACAACCATATGCTGTAATGTTTTTTCTTCTAAATTTACCTGTTCTTGCAATTTCATTATGGTCTTCTACAACTTCTACTGCTTGTTTATATCCATTTTCGGGGTCATTCCAAGAAACTGCGATTTGATTATTTCTAAATCTATTAGCACTTCCTGAATAACTAAAAGTTCCACCAATTACATTGCCCTTAGTAAAAGTATAAACTGAACCTTTTTGAATATTACTACCTAGTGTAACTTCTCCATTATACCATACTAACATAGAACGAACTAATGTTGCAAGATTCTGTAATACCTTCATTGCACTATCATCTTTTTGAATATAAAGATTACAAGTAAATCTTGGTTCTGTTCCTCCTTTGCCATCTGGAACCGCTTCGTCACAATATTTTGCTAATTGAAATAAGGTATACTTATCTATAAGTGAAAAATCAAAATCTTCATCAATATATTTACCTAATCCGTATCTTTGATTTGTTAGTAAATCATAAAATACCCAAATAGGATTACTTGTATAAACAGGTTCGTGATTAGCATGAGTTGGACTAGAGAAGGTTTTTTTATCTCCTCTAAAGTTTCCATCCCAGTCTTGTACTGAAGTCTCTATTGCTCCAGTACTAACATTTCTTGTATAAGAAGCAGTTGTTCTTCTTGTTCCTGTACTTGCACTTATTTCATCAAGAGGAAAATAATTTGTTGGAACTTTTACTTTTAGTCCACGAATCTTGTATCCTCTTTTTGGAACTTGGTTAAAATCTTCTGCGTCTACAACAACAGCCGCATAAGCTGAATAAGGGTAACTTAATTTATCTGTAATAATATTTTCAATTTGTTTTACTACTCCAGCGTTTGTCTGTTGCCATTTATTCTCTTTACCATTTACTGGAGATATTCTTTGTATTGTTATTCTATATTTATCAAAAGGTTGATATCTACTAACATCTATAGTAAATACTTTGTTAAAAGGTTGTTGTGTTTTTGCTGTAATTAATCCAGAAGAGGGGTCTTTTGTTTTACCGTTTGATTCATATCTACTAACTGACGTAGAAATTGTTTCTCTTCCAACTTTTACAACATCTACAAAATTATCACTTCCTCTTTGATATCCAAATTGTATTCTATATTCTGCATAACCATCTCCTTTTTTACCATTCTCTTTATTTGAAACTAAACTAGGAAATTGTATAGTGACTTTTACTGCATCTATCTCTGAAGCATTACCCACTCCCATTTGGTCAGAAGTAATAATTAGAGGAGAGCCTGTATATTCGGAAGGTTGGTTAGAAAAGAAATTACTTGGTGCAGGCATACCAGAACTAGAATCCGTATCTAAGTTTCCACTTGATACATTGAAAGCTACTGAAGCACTACCTATTCCTACTGGTGTAGGTAAAAAAGCTTGTTCACGATTACCTGTTCTAAAAGCAAACCCAAAATTTTGATAATTATAAGCAGGTCTGTCATTAGTGCTTCTTTTTGGACTGCTAAGAACAACTCCTGTATTTGCAACAGTTACACCTGCTGCTGTTATAGTTGCTGTATGTCCGCTAAAACTATCTACACTATCTGTTAAATCTATATAGGCAGCTGTTCCTGACACTGTTGTCATTGGAGGAAGTTCTACTCTTACAGCTGCAGTATTTATATATTGAGTTATTGGAGTTATTAATTGACCACCATCTCGTCCAGCACCATCAATTCTAATCATTGGTGTCAGTGTTTCTGGAGAAACTACATCACTTGAGTGAAAGAAACTTGTATTAGTTGATACAACAATATTATTTCCTGCCGTAACATTTATAGTATTTGTTGTCCTTTTCTTTGCTCCTTCGACTAATATATGTCTTACACCATCAGAGGTTGCTTTATTAGAAAAAATTAATTCTGTATTATCTGTTATCACTCCTGTAGAAGAGTTGTAACTTGCATCTATTGACCTAGCGGGTTGAAAAAAATTAGTATTAACTGTATTTGCTACGGGGTTATCGTTTAAACGAATACTTGATACACCATCTACTAAGCCATCTATCGGGCCTTCTGAAAGCACATCATAAATTACAGCGGTTTGTCTACGAATATTTGAAGATACCTGTACACCATCGGCATTAAATACTCCAGTACCAGAACTGCTTTGAGTTGCTGCTGCTTCTCGAGCTAGTCTTGCCATTTTTGCTGCGTAACTCATTATACTTCCTCCGTTATAACTGACCAATCATAGTTACCGCCGCCACCGTCACCGCCGCCGCCACCGCCGCCGCCTACACCACCTGTTCCAGAACCTGCATTTGAACCTTTACTTACAAAAGTATATCCTTGTTGACTTGTTATTCTTCTATCTGTAAATCCAAAGTTTACAACAGCTCCGCCTACTTCCATTGTACCATAACATAAAGGTACAGGAACTCCTGACTTGGTGTTATTTATTGGCCCATTAAACAGCTGTGATTTTTCTTCATTTAATTGATCGGGGTCGTCCATAGTAAGGTCTATAATACCTGAAAGTGCTAACATTAGCCCTGTTTGAAATAACAGTGCTGAAACATTAACTTCAAATCCTTTTGTACCAAGCGCAAATGCTAAATCTGGGAACATCACAGCTAAAGCAATAAGAGCAACTGCAGCTATAATTTTACCTATTCCACTTTTTCCTTTACCTGCAGGGACTGGAGTTATAATTATATCATCTTTTCCTAGTTCCATCGCAAGTTCTTCATAACCTATAAAGTCTTCTCCTTTTTGAACAGTCATTAATACACCATTTTCTGTGCAATCTATTAAATATTTTCTAAGACCACCTTTCATAGTATCAATCGCATGAAGCCCTTCCTGAAGTGTTTTTACATTCAGTCTGTGTACTTCTCCGAATAGTTCTCCCATTCTTCCTTTAAATATTATATTTCTTGTCATGGTTGTAAAATTGTGTATTCTTTGTCGGGATAAGAAACGATTAAATAAGGTATTCCTACCTCTCGACATTGTATTATATCTTGTTCGCTTGGGGAACAATCTTCATCGTAGTGACTATGGACTACATATTTTATTTTTGATTTTAATAAGTATCGAACGAAAGTTTCTCCGTCCATTTCAAACTCATCTTTTTCTGTGGATAGATTTTCAAGAGGAATATATTTTTCATTATCATTTTCCTCAATAACAAGTCCACAACACTCTCTCGGGGCTTCTTGTTCTGCATGTTTAAAAATATCTTGCATCATGAGAAAGCCTTCGCTGCTGGAAAACCTCCAAAAGGTAGTACAGCTTCCGTACTAGGATTAGCCTTTCCTGTTGAACTTGCAGTTCCAGAGTTAATTGGTTGAAAGCCAAATCGTGCTTTACAACCATTTAGTCTTTTACTACATCCATCTCCTTTTACCCAAAAATCGCTTACATAATCTGGAGCAACACTTTTACTTGCAGCTCTTACTTTCCATAATAGTGTTTTTCCGTTTGTATGTGATGTTGCGACATTATCAGTAAAAATTACATAGTCATTATGTCTATCGTCAGAGTATGCAAAATATTCAGTTCCATGTGAATAAGTAGTGTAAATTCTTACTCTTTTGAAACTACTATTTGAATCACTAGGAGTTCCTGGTGCATTATTCTGTGCTACTGCTTGCCAATAATTATTAACAGTGGCAGTAGACGAAGTACCATTTGAAGCATATTTTGTAACTGAAGAAGTAGTTTTATAATAACTATCAGCTGTTACTGCTCCACTACTATAAGTTGTAAAACTAGTAGTGCTTGGTACAACATACTCATCATCTATATTTACATATACAGTATACTCTGTTCCATCAGCAGTAACACTACTGATTGTTTTATGTTTGCCTTCTAAATGCCAAGTACAACCACTTTGTGCTTTTTCATGCACTTGTTTATGTTCTCCTGCACCTTGGTATATAAAAGGACACCTATCTGGTAAAACATTTCTTCCTGGTAATCTGATTGTTTCCAAATCAAAAGGAGCTACACACTCTATAGTAACTGCAGTTTTTGTTCTTGTTTTTATTCTATCCATTAAGTAAACTGCTCTTGGATATTCAGTAGGAGGGTTTGTCGCAGACCCTTCTCCATGTAAATATTTTTTAAGAGTAGTTCTTCTAATTATTTTTAATCCTAAGAATTTTTGGTAATCAAGTGTACCTACCGCATCCGAAAAAACAGTTTGTGCATTTGCTAGTGTTAATTCAGGTCTTGCAATAGCCCCATCATTTTTTATTTCTACTCCTTTAAATTGTGAAGGAAGTGCAACGTATGTTCTTATAGTACTTGGATTCTCATAGTCTCTCATTTGAATAGTAGTTAAATCATCATCTAATCCTGAATGAAAATACATAAAACTTCCTTGCACATATTCTAACTCAAAAAGATGCACCAGTTCTGAACCTGGGTCAAGTTTTTGCAAATCCTTAACTAATATTTTCTCCGACATTATGCTTCATACACCCTTACAAAAGTTGCTGTTAAAGTATAGTAATCATCATACTCCCATTTTTGGTTAAATGTGGATACATATACTTTTACTGTCTCTTCATCTCCACTTGCATTTGTATCAGCAAATGTAAAATTAAATGCTGTTACGCCATTTGTACTTTCAAAAAATCCAACTATATCATCTATTTCTTCTTTTGTTCGAGTATTAAATGTTACTCCAAATTCTTGGTCAAGATTATTTATACCATTTGCTATTCTTTGCTGATATCCGTCTCCAAACTTTGCCTGAAATATTACAGGAGTATTAGTTCTAGACATACCTCTATCTGGGTTTACTGTTCTATTTCCAAAACTTGCTGTTGTGCTAAATCCTAATGCCATATTATGTTCCTAATAGTCCTCCGGGTCTCATTTGTCTTTCTAACTCTGCTTGGACGACTCCTTGTATTGCTACTCCTAGTTCTTTTCCACCTTCTCCATCTACCTTAGATGTTGCTCCTGCGTCATCTATATTTACAGTAATATTTGTATTGTTTGTATTCATTTTACCTTTGCCTATATCCACAGGAATACTTCTTCCATTTGGTAAAGGAATAACTGCTTCTCTACCGTGTAACATAGCTGTATATCCTGAATTAGGCCCGTCTGCTATACCACCTTGTGAGTATGAACGTCCATGCTGAGACATGATTCCACCTTGTCTTGCTCCTGATTCTCCAAACATAAATGCGCCTAACTTATCAAATATATTGCCCTCTGTACCAAGTGCCATTTTTGCTCTTTCATACATAGTAATCATTAACTGTATTTTTGCAACTTTTGCCATAATCTTTGCAGTCTTCTCTTCTTCTCCAGTAAGAGCACCCATCATTCCGATAACTCCTGAGAATTGATTTAGATTCTTACTGAACTTATCCATTCCAGTTTCATTTTCATCTTCTGCTTTAACTTTTGCGTCTCTGTATGCTTGTAGTAATTCTTCAAATGTGCCATTAAATGTATTTAAAAATTCAGGATTTATTGCTCCATTTGGTAATAAAATTCCTTTATTAACTTCAACCTCACCTCCGGCTCCGCTTTCCATACCAGACCCACTTTTTCCCGAAAGACTTAATGTAGCGAGTTTTGCATCTATTCCAGCTATCAATCTATTAATACCTGTTCCTTCTGTTTCTAGATTTAATACTCTACTCGAATCTTGTAATTGGTCAATTTTTGCTTGTTCTATTCCATTGATTAAATCAAGAACAAATTTTTCGCTAAACTTATCCATGTCCTTAGGATTTAGTGCAAAAAAGTCTTTAATAAATTCATTGCTTAGTCTTGTATTAAGAAAGTGTTCTTTGTCTGAACTAGGCATATATCTACCGCCGCCTGCACCTGCTACTTCCATGAAAGCCCCAGTTGGGTCGAAACCACCTTCAAAGACACTTCTGTCTCCTGACATGATGCCACCAAATTGTGAGTATGATTTAGCAGAACGGTCTAATATAAATGCTTGAAGTCTTTCAAGTTCTGTCATATTTTGACCATGATACTTGTGACCTCCATGTACTTTTCCACCAAATTGACCTAATCTAAACTTATCAGGCATAGCATAATTTAAAAGCCCTACATCTACATCCTCTCCTCTTTCTCTTGCCTCAATAAAACCTTGAATTTTCTGTGCCAATGCTCTATCTCTTTCTGCTTGTGATAAAGCTTTTTGAGCTTCAGCAGCACCCTGTGGGCCTAAGTTATCTAACATAAATTGAGTAACGTCTCTGTTTCTTTCTCTACTTTCTCCTGAGCCATATTTTTCTCTTATGCCTCCTTCGCTTAAAAGATATTCTCTATTTTTCATTTTTGTTTCAATATTGTCTATTTCTGTATCAATCTCTTCTTTCTGCTTCTCTAGAGAGCTCTTTTCTGCTTTTTGTAATGCTATAATTTTTTCTTGTAATTGGTCATTTTGAAAAGACATAACTTTATCAACTCCACCTGCATGTGAACCAAATCCTGTTCCAGTTGCTCCTTTATCTATAATAGCTTTTCCTAGTTCTGTAGCATGAGCTGAGCCTCCATCTTGTATTGCTTTTTGTATTAACAGTGCATGATATTCTGCTCCAAGAAATATTTTATCTTTGACATCTTCAACACCTAAAAGGTCTTTAAATGTATCTTCCATAAACTGTTCGGCAAGCATGTTTCCTATGGAATCTGTTATGGTTTTTGTAAAGTTTTTACCTAAAGCTTCAAATGCATTATCTTGGCCTCTTAAAGCACCACTTATAGCTTGTCCTAAATCTTTTTCTAATCCTTTATATAAAGCATCTGTTAATTGAAATCCTCTGTCTTGTTGAAGATTTAAAAAATCTAATTCCATTTTTTGCAGTTTAAGTAACTCAACTTTTGCATCTAATTGTTGCTTAATTGCTCTTGCTTTATTTTCATTTTGCAAAACATCAGCTGTATTTAAAGTTACAATTGCTTTATTTATATCCTGTAAAGTTGTTGAAATTTGCACTCTTTTTTGTTCTTGTGCTACATAATTTTTTATACCCCTTACAGAAAAGATTGAATCACCTAAACTCATTCTTGCTGCTTTCTGTTTTCTGTTTTCTATATCAATACTTTTTTGTTGTAATACATTAAATAATTCTAATTGAGCATTAACTTTTTCTTGTTCTACTGTAAAGTTTTTATTATTTTTAATAAGTCTTTCAAACTCTCTATTCTGTACCATTAATAATTCTATTATATCTTGAAACTCTACTTTTGGTAGTGATTGAACTAATCTATTATTTGCTTTTATTAGTTCTCCTTCACTCTCTCTAATCGCTTTTACTGCCATATTATTTTCTAATAATTCTGCATTTAACTCTTCAATTCTTCCTCTTAAATCTTCGGTAAACTGTCCAGTTCGTCTAAACTCTTCTCTAACATCTTCAAATCGAGAGTCTAGTTCGCCTAGTCTTTTTAAAGTAAAGTCTACTTCAGTTGCAAACTTACCAAACTCTTCTTTATTCAACTCTGCATCAGCAGCCATTAGCTGAAAATTATTCATCATTTGTGTTAAGTTAGCACTTGCTACTGCTTCTCCAGTGTGTTCAATTTGGTCTGATAAAGTTGTTATTAATCCTTTCTCAGCAACTTCTGCCATTTTATTAAGTTCAACATTAAATCTTTCTTGTGACTTACTAACTTCTCGTAATCTTTTGTTATATGCATTTAATCTAGCTTCTTTTTCTTTATTGAAAAAAGACATAACAGCTTTAAAAGCTGTAAACGCAACTGAAAATATAGCAACCGCTGTCATAAGACCTGAAAAAGCCATCATTATTTTTCTAGCACCTTTGCTTACTACATTAGTGAAACTTTTAAATCCTCCTGCAGCTTTATTAGCTCCTATTTGTCCTGTTAAGAAAAACTCTTCTAATCGTAGCTGGGCTCCTTTCATTGATTGACCACCAGCATCTTTTTTCATACTATCAAATAATTTATTTAAAGATTTTTGTTGTGCTTTTGTTGCTCCTTTAAATGCACCTATAGGGCCTCCTTTTCTATTTAACTGAGACCTTAAATTACCTCTTTGTTGTGGAGTTAAAGTTCCACCCGCTTTTAAAGTTTCTCCTGCGCTTCCACCTATATCTATTCCCATTGCGCCTGTTTCCGCCATAAAGTTTTGTTGGGAAATTGGAGTACTAGCAAGAGCTTGTTTTCTTGCTTGTAATTGTTGATATTTGTTATCTAATCTTTCGAGTTCAGCTCTATGAGCTACTGTTTGTGCAGTTTGAGCTTCTTGTAAAGCTGCTACACTAGGTATTACTGAATTGATAATTCCAGCACCAAAACCTAATATAGCTACTGTAATAACTTCAATATTTTCAGTAGCAAATTTACCTATTCCCTCTGCAAAAGGAGCTAGAAATAGTTTTATTTGGTCTACGACTTCTTCAAAAGCAACTCCTAACTGTGCTAAAGCGTTTGCTTGTGGATTCATAATAGCATCAATTCTGCCAAACTTTCTTTCAGTTTGGTCTAAAACTTCATTTACAACTGCTTGTGATTTTTGATAGATGGATAACTGATTTTTATTTAGACCGAGAGCAGCCGCATATTTAGTCGTTGCTTCTTCTAGTCTTAATACGATACCAAGTTCGTCCAAGAGTTCTGGTTCCGCTTTGGTAACACCTCTTACCAATCTATTGAATGAGTCTGTCACATCTCGACCGAGTGCGACTGATACTTTGAACGCTGCATCAGATAGTTCTGTTAATTGTCCTGCAGATAATCCTGCAGCTCTACCGATAGCGCCCGCTTGTGCAGCATCACGGAAGCTAATCATATTATTTGTTGCTGCTTGTAAATCTCTTGCTAAACTCTGGTAAGCAACACCAGTTGCTGCAGCAAAAGCCACTTGACCTTCTTTTAAAACACGAAAGTCAGCCGCGTCTTTTAAGAATCTAAAGACTGCATCGATAGCGAATAAGTTTGCTGCAAGAGTTGCATAGGCAGGCACAAGACCTCCACTGATGCCTTGTGATAGTTTTGAAAAGTTTTTAGTTGCATTAGACGACATATTAGAAGCACCTTTCATGCCTCTATCAGCACTTTGTGCGTTCTTGTCTAATGTATTGAATCCTTTGGAGGTTTTATTCAGCTCTTTGTTGAGCTGCTTCATATTACCTTTGCCGTCTACGACAACGGTACCACCGTCTATCTTTTTACCCATTTACTTTCTTTATGCTCTCCGCTTTGCGGCCTTTTGTCTTTCTGAGACTTTTTCATTTATTGAATTTGAATTTCTATCATCTATAGCTTTCAAAAAGTAAACAGTAGTGCGTTTATCATCAACTTCAAAAACATCTAGTAATGTTCCGAGAGCTGACCAGTCTTTTCCCATAAACATTCCGCTCATACCGTCCCAACGGTCTGGTAAGCATGAATGAATTAAAAATGATTCCTGAACTTCTTGAGGAAAGTCATCCATTGCAGGTGGCATTTTTTCAGGGTCAGGTTCTTGTCCTAACTGTTCACATATTGCTAGATATTTATTTAAGTCTATTTGTTCGGAGTATTGTCTATCTAATAGAGCAAGTATTAATTCTACTTGCTCTTGGTAAAATTTTCTAATTCTCCAACAGTTTCAGAAACCCAGTTATCGAAATCCCCTGCGTTCTTCATAAGAAGTTCCGCATTTTCATTTGTGTATGGAAGTTCGTCCTCTAGGTCTACGCTGCTAGTATCTACTAATAGAAGCTCTTCTAAGTACTTATACTTTAGTCCTTTCCAGCCTTTAATAATTGCTTTACAGTATTCTACTAAAAATTTATCATTATCAAGCTGTTCCTCGTATGCCCTAGTTTTCTTATTTAAAACTTGTTTAACACTTCTGTTTCTAAGTTTGAGTAACTCTTCTCTTGCAAGATAAGTTAGTTTAACTTCAAAGCCTTCAAAACCAGGCATTTCTATAGAAACAGTTTTACTTGGAGTTAATAAACTCTTAAGTGATACTGGTTGTTTCATTTCTTCTGTCATTATTTATCCTATAAAATGAGAGGGTGTTGCCACCCTCTCGGGTTTAATTATCTTATGCTGCTGCGTAAGATACTTTTAATTCGTTTGTTGCGTCTGCTTTTGTAGCTGAAGATAAGTCTTTTGGTAACGCGTGGAAGTTAACGTCCACGGATATCACATCTTCAATACTGTGAGCTGGCAACTCGAGGTGACATTTTGACATTTCAAGATTCATTCTTGGCGTACTGCTTTGTCCACCAACTGCGAATTTTAAGTCAAATGCGTTTGTAATCACACCTCTTGATTCTTGTAGGTCTTCAAATAATTGTAGTGAGCCTTCACTTGCATCATTTAAATAACAGGTAAAGTTACCTGATACCGACCTTGTTCCCATTACATGTCCTAATGGGAGGTTAACTGAACCTAATGTTTCTGGTGTTAGATAAGTTAAGTTGTTTTCAATAGTAACATTTCCACCTGTTAGTGTTACACTATAAGTAGTGTTACTTGAACCTAATAAACCTTTTGTTCCAGAAGTATTAGCTTGGTCATAGACTATTGTTAAGTCTGTTAATTTGTTTCTAACATAGTTAGAGGTTGAACTAATTCCTTCGTTAATCAATCCATCGGTTGTTTCTGCCGCTACAGATTGAGAGTTTGAGTCATTAGTTGCTGAAGTACCTGTATTAATTGATGCTGCCTCTTCTATGCTTTGTCCTTGACCACTCCATGCTATTTGTGCAATACCTTCAATATCAAAATCTACTGAGGCAGAACCAACTGAGCAATTTGCTAGTTTGTAAACGGTTACTCCGTCTTGTCCTGTTTCATATAAACCTGTTGTTGAATCTTTCGCTGCTCCTAGCACAAAGAATAAATCAAAAACTCCAAGTGCAACTTGGTTTGAGTTTTGAAAGTCAAATACGTTTGGTCCGTATGTCGCTTTTGCACTATCAAAGACTTTACCATCACCTGAACCAGCGATAGCGTTGTCATAAGTGTTTGCTGACATAGCCGCCCATAAAGGACCTTCAACTGCAAATGCTTTTGCATTACCAGCATGCTGATTTGATGCCGCTGCGGCACCTGTATCAGATGTTGTTGGTCTTACATAAGTACTAAATGCCCATTCAGCTGGTGCAAAAGAGTCAGTAAACATTGCTCTACCTCTTTTACTATAGCCAGATGAGTTCGCAGCCTCACTTAAAGTGACCTCGGATGTGTTTGTTGATTGAGAAAATGAAAAACCGTCTAATACAGGAAGCTCATATAGAGCTGTATTATTGGAATCATATGCCCATTTCATAAACACTTTGGTATCTCTACTAAAGAAAAATGCCATTTTATTCTCCTAATTTAATATCGAATCTCGCAGGTGATTTCTCCAACACCTAGAGGTTCTAATACGCCTTCATCTGTATCTACTGTTAAAATATTCATTTGCACAGTAGACTGAGATGTTCCTGTTGAATCTGTATACTGTAAAGGGTCATTATCCTCCAGTACAGTTTCAACATCTTCTAACAACTCTTCTAGTGCTAAGATGACATCGTCATCGTCAGACACATAGCATCGAATTGTTAATTGTAAAAATCTAAATCTAAACCCACCACCATCGTATTCACGAGTTTCTCCTCCTGCTCCTATATGGATAGTAGGAAATTCATCTACCTCGTCCCAAAATTTAAGTCGTCTTTCTACTTTTGCAACTGAAGTTCTAAAAGGTGCTTGACCATTTATTCCATCAAGTGCAACTGCTAAGGCTTCTACAATTGCTCGACGACGCGTGGTATGTCTCCTTGCTAGTGTCGAGTCCATTATATTCTCCTTGTTCTAATAAATCTATCCCTCATTATAGATTGTGCGATTTGTCTAACACTTTCCCCTATAATTTTTCTAGGGTCTCTATAAGTACTTCCCATCGCATTTCCTGGTTCAAAAACTTGATAAGGATTTTTCTGGTAAGTATACTCTGCTACAGTAGCGCCTCTCGGCCCCATAGTTATGTTTTTAACTTCTGCACTTTCTGCAAATCTGCCTGTTCTATTAACTAAAGCTGGCACTCCCATGTTTCCTTTAATAGCTTTTGGTAACCCTTTATTTATAAAATCTGCTAAAGCTAAAGGATTAGAAGTAACATGCTGTGGTGCTGTCTTTAATGCGTCAGGTCCTCTATCATTTCTAATACTTGGCTTAGCAACTTTATTTGAACTTCCACGTGTTCCTTTTGTTTTCTTTACAGGTTTACCAGGTACTTTATATCGTATATCTTCACTTCTAGATTTTATTGCTTTTTGTACCTGAGCAACTAAAGCTCTATTTTCTTTAAATCTTAAATCAAGACCTCCACTTTTTGTAGTCTTAACTTTTCTTTTATCAAATTTTCCTGCTTTAGTTAAAACATTTTGTAAACTATCTGCCCCGCAAATTAATATATCTTGTGCTAAACTATTTGACCCAGCTAAATCTTTTATATGCTTACCGTACCATCTTTGTAGCTCTTTTACCATTAGGGCTTCATGTGCTTCCAAATACTCTTGAATACCGTTTGCATCAAAATGTCTCATTTTGCTTTGGTCACCTGCTAACTCTAGTGCAACTTCTATTGATTTATCTAGTTCATAAGTGCCATCTTTATCTTTCCTTCCGCTTCTAAAATGACTTAATTTATATTCTTTTTCTAATAGTCCTGAAAGTCTTTCAGTCACACTATTTGATAAGGATCTACCTTTAGCTCCAAACTTACTTAGGTCGGTTCTTCGACCCATTTCTTTCATTTGTTCTTCATGTTTTGCTGCTGTAAGTCCTGCTATAGTTGTAGTTTCTTTAGTTCCACCTTTTGATACAGTATAACTAGGTGACCTATCTGTAACTCCGTGAGTTTTTGCTACTAAGAACTGATTAAAACCTATGTTTGCTACACGACCCTCTTTACCTGCTTGTGTACCACCAACGTTGCCTTTACCACCACCTGGTTTTAATGCTCTTCCTACCGCTGCAACATAGTTATTTCTATACTCTGCAAATACATCAAATAAAACATGCTTTATTACTATGTTAATAAGTTTTCCACTTCTATCTTCAGCGTCGCCTTGAAATATCTCGTCCTGTACTGTAGGGCCTCCTGTTTTTTTAGAAATATTAATATCTCCTATCTCTAAGTCAAACTCTACAAAGTCTCCTACTGCAATCTCGTATATTTTCCTACCTGCTTTAATCTTTACACCTTTATCTAACTTAGGCATTTTTATATAATATTTATAAGCATTTTTTACATTTGTTATATGACTATCTGGCCCATATGTTTTTGGATTCATTAAATGTTTAGCTATTATAGCCTTGGCTTCTTTTTCTATTGTTGCTTTATGTACAGGAATTTTTCTATTCATTTTTCCAGAACTTCCTGTAAGCATTGCAGATTTTACATCGTCACCAAATACATTAAATCCTCCAGCACTATCTCTCATAGCGTCTGAAAAATATGCTGCTCTTGCTTTATTTTCTTCTTTTAATACTCGATTTAGTTCTGTCGTAAGAAGTCTTTCCATATCAGAGGTTTTTACATACATCGTATGTTTAAAAACATTTCCCGCATGAGTTCTTAATGCTGATGAAGCCCCATGGCTACTTTTAAGCATCTGAACAAAATTATCTCTAACTGCTTTAATTGCCATTAAATAACTACTCTATATAAATCCAGTACCCTTTTGATGTGGTCTGGAAAATCCGTGGAATTTCTAATTCCTGCAGTACCTTGGTTTGCTATCTGAGCTCCGCCTAGTGTTCTTCTTTCTTTATGTTCGTCTTTCATATAGTAATTCACTAAATCAAATAGTGCAAGTTGTAAATCTTTTGGCGTAGTACTATATCCTGCTTTATATGTTATTTTTACTGCTCCGACTCCTTGTTTAAATGGAAGAGGTTTACCCTCTGCATTTGTTCTTATAATTGCATCGGCTTCTAAGTCTACATAATATTCATAGTTTCCTGTGGTTAGTTCTACATAACTTCCAGAATAACTTGACCTTTCTTCTACTTTACTCACTTCGACTAACGGACTCTCGCTAACTATTATTGTTGATGTGTACGTATCGTCTACTGAAAAAGTTTCGACCTTACTTGTGCTATAAAAATCTACGAAAGATATACCACAATATTTTTTTACTAAGTCAGATATTTGAGGTACAATAACATTTAGACGGTCATCATCCTTCTCGCCTCGGAGACCTTCCGCATCTTTGTATTCTACTACTGTTATTAAATCTGCCATAATATTAAAAGTGGTGATTTATAGGTAAACCACCAAAAACCTGTAAAGCTATTAGGAAGCTTTGTACATGTGTCCCCACTTAGAAGTTACACCGTCAATTAAATCGATGAATCCTAATCTTTGAGAAGCCACTAGGACTCTTCTTTGATTAGCTACTTCGTAGTCTGACTCGATTGTAACACCTCTTAATCTTGGTATCACATAGTTTCTTGGGTATACAGCAATAGCTGCAAACTTACTTACTGCTGGAGTAGCGAACTCGTCACATAATAGTACTCTTGAACCGAATACCTGTCCGATTTCACCATTTAGCTTAGTAGCCATGTCGCCAACTAGGTTAGCATCTTGGAACTCAGCATCTTCT